CTTATTATAACGATGAGTACCAGAAAATTCTGGAACGTCGGAATAACCATAGAGTTCAGCCTCGGGTAACCGGGGCCGTATTACTGAAACAGGATAAATTAATTTAGCCTGCTGAAGTAACCAACGAGCAGTATTATACCATCCAGAAAGGAAGAATTTCCTTTGGAGGGAGAGTAATACTGGGTGTTGCGTCAGATCGGACTTATGGTAATCATAATGTTTGTTTCGTACTATAGAAACATCAACATCAGAGAACCATTCTCCACCACAAGACTCTCTAAAAGGAGTTCTGTAGCATGTTTTATGAGCATTTGGTTCACAACCAATAGATCGTAAAACGGAGATTAGAAGATCGGTACATGATAAGGGGATAATAATATCATCCCCATAGCAGCGTACTAATCTACTAGCAGTCTGATAACCACACATGTATACCTTTTGGGTGACGGCAATAGCTAAACTAGCAAACACAATGGTTTGCAGAGGGAAGCATATAGCCGAACCCATAGGTGACATAGCTACCAAGCGAATAGATTTTGTAGGAAAACCAACAAAATCGGAACGCAATGATAGTAATGCTCTCCGCCAATCTGGAACCTGTGAAAACAAGTGCCAGATAAGTACGGCGGACAGAGTATCCGATGCTGATGTTAAATCAACAGTGGACATCTGATTATCGCATGCTTTCGAAGCTGCGCGTCTATTATGATTTTGATCATCTAGACGAACAGTCTTATTCATACGGTAATGAATTACTTGTGTGAGGCGTCGCATCATCGCTTGTTGAAGATACTGCATAGCAGCAGGTTCAATAGAGATGAGGCGAGGACCACGATAATCCTTTGGAACGAGGCATGCCCTAGTTTCGCAAATGCGAAGTAAAGGGACAGGCTTCATACCAATCGCATATCGTATATCAATGCAACCATACTGTAAGTAAGGGTAAAGACGCTCAGCCTTTTTAGGCCAAGTATCAAAAATGTACTTACAATCTAGAGATTTCTTTTCTGCTACAGCACCAGGCCCATGACTGGGACTGAGTGACATAGTATCGAGAGACTCTCTAGAGAAAATGGAAGTGATAATGCTTTTGGCATCATTCACTATAGGGTGATAATCAGAAACTTTGACTCTGCGAAGAGTCTGTTGCTGACTTTCAAACCTACTAGCGAAGATTTCATAATCAGTCGGTGAAAAACTTTGTTCAAGTTTAGCATCAAAAGATAGAAATTGACGCAGCCATTGTATGGAAACATCACAAGGATCAGGCCTCAGTGTCCCTTGTTCATTGAAAATCATGGAGTAAACACCATGACACATCAATGGTATTCGGGTACCTATCATCACTCTATGTCCTATTTCTGGCACAAAAGTGCCAGATATAAGACCTTTATCGAGGGCTCTGCCCATTTGGGGCAAAGTTACCTTAACAAAGCTGAATCCTTCATTACATACCCTCTTACGAAGGTATGCCATGTCGGAATCTATTTTGAGTGGGAGATTAAGTGTGAGACCGTCTTGCAACATTGCATGACGGAGTTCGATAAATCGATCCAGGAATACGTTACGGTCTCCCATAGGGTAGGCCTCCTGTTCTCATGGATGATTCACTTGCGACGTGAGTCGCATTCCGCTAATCAATAAATCAATGTTACGTTAGTCCCGATCAGGATTGAAAGGGCCTGTGACATTGAAATCTCCGGACGGGGTCAAACCCGACTGGAAAGTGTCCATAAAGGACTTATTGAACAAGCACATTGTTTTCGACAGCATATCAGAAATGACAGCTGCCGTGAACACTGCATCTTTCGCCACCTTGATTTGAAGAGAAATGGACGAGGTGTTTAAAACACCAGTCGTACTGTTCACTTCTTCTCGGCGGAGCGTG